TGTCGAGTAAAGACGACATTCGTAATTTAATGCGAAGAGTCACAAAAGGTAAACGCGTAGAAGTAGTAATCAATGAGGCATTGAGAGCATTCGAGCAGAGTGTGATAGCAGAGATGAGCCGTACCTTACCCGACAACGTCTTGTTTAGTTATGTCGGACCACTAGACGAGAAGACACGACCACTCTGCCGTCACATTCTTGCTAGATCACCATTAACAAGAAAACAAATTGATTCATTGTTTCCCGGAGCATTTTTAGATAGGGGTGGATTTAATTGTAGACATTTGTGGCTGCCTAATGAGCCAACAAATAAAAAGTTAAGACAAATAGCAAGAGAGTCCATAGAAGGACAAACACGTCCACGAACATTAAAAGAATATTATGAAAATTCCTGATTTTAAGCAGATAGTGAAGTTTGGTAAGGCATTTTATAAACGTTTAGGCGAAGAGACAGTAAAAAAGCACGTTAATTACATTAGAAGTGGCAAAGATGTCGAGGGTAAAGATTACTTGATATATTCTAAAAGCTATGCTAGAAAAAAGAAAGTAAGTAGAAATAATGTCAATCTCACTGCCACTGGAAATATGCTTAAAAATATCAAATTACATCCAGTATCAGATAGTATGTTAAATCTCAGAGCAGCTAGAGGATTTAAATATTCTTTGCGTGGGCGAAAGAATATACAAAAGATGAACGCTCATATTTCAGGCGACTATGGACATCCTAATAAAAAGCCAAGAGTCACTACGAGTAAAGAGACTCCTATTCCTGATCCAGTACAAAAGTATATAGCCTTAGAAATCGCCAAGAAAATTGCAACAAAACTAGATAAGATTGTCGTTGGGCATATTGTAATCAGAATTTAATGTCGTCCAAAAAAGTATTAGTGACAAACGAATCTCCCGCAGCGCAGTTTAATCCTTTCAAGGAAGAACACACGCTCTCAAGATTAAGGAGATTTGAAATTATCACTCAAACAAGAGGAAAAAATGAGCGAAACACAAACAGTCGAGACTCAAGACGTAAAACAGAGTAGCACTGAGGCAAACAGTGAAGAAAAGACAGCACAAATACCTTATACACGATTCAAGGAAATAGTCGATGAAAAAAACAGCTTTAAAGCGAAGTACGAAGAGTTACAAGGGTCAGTCAAGCAAGAAAAAGAAGCCATCCAGTTACAAGAATTGGAGAAAAAAGGCGAATACGACAAAATAATGGCAGATATGACAGCTAAACTAACTGCTGCTGAGACTAAAGCAAATGCATTCGACCAATATCAGGCAACTAGGCGCGAGTCTTTATTATCGAAAATACCTGAAGATGATCGTGTGATATACGATGGACTTCCATTAGATAAACTGGAAGCACATGTAGAGAAATTTAATTTAACGCCAAATCCAATGCCCGTTGATAATTCTAAGGCATCAACGATGGGAGGATATGCATCCTACGAAGAGTGGGCGCATAAAGATCCTGAAGGATACGAAAAAGCTACAAATCCCGTTAAAAATGGTGGAATAACAATCGCATATGAGTAAGATAAACATAAAAAAGCCACTCGTTAACGATGGAGGTCATAATGCTTTTGGTGTCGATGTTGATCCTAAGAAGGAATTGACTCATGTAACAAATGAAGATGGAAGTCAAAGCACTTATTATAAAGGTACTAAGATGAAATACGATGATTATGTTACATGCTTAGAGGAGCGTTACCATGATAAAAAGAAAATTAATTCTATGGGATCGTTCTCAGGGTTTGGAAAAGGCACAATGAAAAAAAACTATGAATAAAGGAGAATAATTATGGCATGGGGCGATGGAGCGAGTACAACTAGCACAGTAGCTGGTGGATTAGGGAAAACTATAGGTGATGCAGTTGTAGCGTTCAATAAAGCAAATGTATTCCTACCTCTCATTATGAGTAAGGTAGCAATGCCGGGAACAAAATCAGTAGAATTTGTAGATGTAACAGTAACGGGTGCTGGAGATGTTACAGCAGCCACAGAAGGGTCTGACACTACAGCACAAGCGATGGCAACGACAGCACGCACAGCAACAATTGCGGAACACGTCATGCAAGCTAATATCACAGATTTAGCTGACATGGGGTATGGTGCTGGCAGTTTAACAGAAACTGCTGGAGCAGTCATTGGTAATGCTATAGCTGCTAAACTTGATGATGATATTGCGAATTTATTCGCTGCTGGATCACTCACAAGTGACGCATGTGGTGCTGGAACGGCACTGGCTATGAGTCATATTTTCGATTGTCTTAGATTGCTCAATGCAAACTCAGCCGTAGCACCTTTGAACCTAGCGTTAGGTACAAAACAAGTGTACGGGGCAAAGGGATTACAAGCACTCATTCACGATGATGCTGTTACTGGATCAAATGTCGCAAAGCCACACTCAAACATAAATATGGCATTAGGTGAGGCATTGTATAACAATGGCTTTGTTACACGTTTAGCTGGATTTGACGTGTACACATCACCTCAGATTACTGAGATTTCTGGCGATGATGAGGAAGGATGCGCATTTAGTAAGGGTGCATTTGGTGTTGGTATTGGCAGTCAGGGACTAATCAGAATGGAAACTCAAAGAGATGCCTCTGCTCGTTTAACTGAGTATGTTGGTACTGGATTTTGGGGAGAAACAATGATCAAGGACTTATTCGCTGTTTCATTAACATCAGACGTATCATAATCTGATATTACACAACAATATGAGGGGGGATTCACGTCTCCCCTCATTTCTATGGAGATAAAATGGTAAAGAAATTTAAAAAGCCTACTGGTATTATTGTAAAATATGATTCAAAAGTACATAGCAAAGAATATCTTGCAATGTTGAAAGAAAAATTTGAGGAAGTAAAAGCTGCGCCTCCAAAGTCAAAGGCAGTCAAAAAAACTGTAGAGTAGAAATTTAACCAAGATGCCCATGAGATAGCCAATCTCGGTAAGGCATCGTAGCAAAGGAGAAACATAATGGCACTAAGACAATATGCAGTTGTAGAGGCAAGTAACGCCTCACTAGGGCAAGCTGGGTCAGTATTTATAGATGACGATGCACAGCACACTGGTCCATTTGTAGCAATAACAGCTATAGAAGATTCAGTTGTAGATGTAAGTGATTGCACAAACATAGCCAACACAATGACTGATGCCGCAGATTTTACTATTCCAAAAGGTGTTACGATTTATGGAAGATTTGAAGTGTTCTCTATAGTCAGTGGTGGAAAAGTTATCGCTTATTACGGCTAATGCTTGGACTAGGAAACAGCTTATCGCGTTCATCTTATATAGGTGAATTCAATACATATTCACTCGAGTTTGATTCTACAGATGATTATTTGGACTGTGGAACTCTTAATACTCAATTTAGAGATGTAGGGGCATTTACTATTTCTATGTGGATTTATCAAGAAGATTTGACCGATTCTGGACAGAATGGCTTATGGGGAAAGCACCAAAATGATAGCCACAGAACATACAGCTTTATTAATAATACTGGTAAAGTGTATTTCGGCATTGCAAATGGAAGCGATTCTAGTGAGAATGGTCATGGTAAGTTGCAAGCCGCAGACCAACTTAGTGCAGACACTTGGTATCATTTGGCATTTGTATATGATGGAACAGCGACTGGTAATGCGAATAGATTAAAGATATATGTTGATGGTACAAACAAAACATTAGATTTTAGCCAAACTATTCCGAGTACTACCTCAAATGAGAGTACCTATGGGTCAAATAGCCTTGATATTGGCAGAAATGAAACAAATAGTAATAATATTTTCGATGGGAAAATAGATGAAGTGGGGATATGGAATGTAGCACTAGATGCAGACGCTGTAACTGCATTGTATAACTCAGGTAAGCCTTTTGCTATTGATAGCGATAAAGGGAACTACGACAACGCCTCAGATCTTCAGGTGTGGTATAGGATGGGCGATGGCACAGAGGGTGCATCAGGTAGTACAATATACGATATGAGTTCAAATTCAAACGATGCAACAATGACAAATTTCGATGGATCAGATTTTAAAGCGAGCGTACCATAATGAGTAGATATTCAAATAGAAAATGGGTAATTGTAAATGTGAGTGATATAACAGAAGAAATGATTGCATCTGCAATTCAAACTTCATCGTTAACACTGCGGAAAACATTAGATGGAACAAAGGCGATCTTAAAATGGGAAGGAGATACGCCATCTTGTTTTAATGGTATGACTGTGTATAGTCATTCAGAAATAAAAACAGAGTTAGCTAAATCAGACTGGACAAGTGAGGGGTAAGTAAAATGGTAGAAATATTTGCAGAATACGGGACAATAGGTGTAATGGTAGTGCTATTTGCTGGGCAAATTATGTTTTTACAAAAAACTCTGATGGGAAAGTTGGAAGAAATAGAACAAATCACTATAAAATTAATAGATAGATGGAATAAATCAGATGATATTAGAGATAGAAGGCACGAATCACTAATACAGGAAATGAATGATATCACTGATGATTTAAATTTTGTGAAAGGACGAATAAACGGAGGTACACATTAGTGGATGACACCCTTGCGTATGATTACGCAATTAATAAATTACGAGACTTCGTCAAAGAAAAAGGATTTATAGAAGTCCCAGCGCAGTCTAGACTAAATATTATGAGTGCATGTGAAGATCCTAGTACTGTAGCTACTTTCAAAATAGGTGGTCAAGTAATGCCTATGATTCAATCTTCTCAGATGACGCTAGAACATGAGATACTACAGAATCAAGATTGTAAGGGTGTATACTGCATGAGTACTAGTTATCGTGATGAGCCAAATATTATTGAGGGTAGACATTGTTTAACTTTTCCTTTATTTGAAATCGAGTCATTTGGTGGCATGGAAGATATGATAAAATTTCAAGCAGAGTTATTAGACTATCTAGGATTTAGAATCCCCAGCGAAGTGATGTACGACCATGTATGTGATGAATATGGTGTTAAGGTAATTGAATCTGAGCATGAAGAAAAAATGCAAAAAGAATATGGAGACGTAATTTCTCTCCAATACTTTCCTGAAAGAGCAAATCCTTTCTTCAACATGAATCATCACAGAGACGATTTATACGAAAAAGTCGATGTAATTCTAGCGGGTCAAGAGACAATAGGGTCAGCTAGTAGATCATGTGATAGACAGAGGATGTACGATAATTTTATGTCTATATCGAATGGTGAGTATTCACAGAAGTTATTTGACTTATTCGGTAAGGATAGAGTTATGCAAGAGTTAAATACTTACCTTTCTTTAGACTTTGTCCCAAGATATGGTATGGGGATTGGTGTAACAAGATTATGCAGAGCATTAAAGGAGTGCGAGATTTATGGATAGTTTGAGAGTGACAGGGCAAAGCGTTGCCTCGATGGGATTATTATATTTTGAGATTATACCTTGGGTACTGGCGGTATGTGTTGGTGTATTACAGATTGTTTATTTAATAAAAAAAATAAGGGAGAAATAATGAGTTCTTTGCTAGCATTAATGTTAAAAACATTATTCACTGAGAAAATGATAAAAAAATTAATCATAATTCTTGGGGAATATTTAGTGAAATCTTCAAAAAACAAACTGGATGACAAAGTATGGGATATGGTAAAAGCGAAACTGTTGAATTAATGAATCTTATTGAGTCTATAAAGAAACATGAAGGCTTTCGAGGTAAAGTCTATAAATGTACTGAAGGATATGACACGATAGGGTATGGCTTTGCAATTAAGGATTTAGTGTTATCTGAAGATATAGCAAGTATTATACTTCAGCGCAAGGTAGAATCATTAGTGAGAAGTATAGAATTTAAATTTGAGTGGTATGAAGATTTGCCATTAATAGTGCAAGAATTTGTCATTGAGGTATGTTATCAGCTTGGAGTGACTGGATTTTCTAAGTTTAAAAAGACTATAGAGCATTTAAAAAATGAAGAATGGGAGTTAGCTGCTGATGAATGTTTAGATAGTAAATGGGCAAAACAAACACCAAACAGAGCAAAGGCTCTCAGCAATAAATTGAGGATAGTATGAGTAGATATACAGCATTTTGTAATAATAATACCGACTTACAAGGGGTACTGGCTAATATTAATGATTATGATAGAAAAAGAGTTTTACCACCTAATTGGACTAATACAACTTTAGCTGGAGTCAGCGCATCTAATGTATACTATATATATAATTCAGGATATGTATCACAATTATATATGGATGGTGCAGAAATGACAGCAGTGACTGATACTCCAAATGCGAACAATGAATTTTCATACACTGCTGCCACAGATTTATTAACAATATATAAAACTAGTACATCAGCTACTACATTGAATTCTGCGATATTTGAGGCTGGTCAAGACTGGGATAGTCTGAAAACTACAGTCTGTAAAGAACAAGCCGATAGAATACGTTCTTTTATTAATAGACCAATCTATAAAAGAAACAACAGTACATATAAAGGTGCATCAGATAGAGATTATGACTGGATATTAATTAGGATCAATGCAATATTAGCTGTTGCAGATTTAGTGCGTTCAGGAGGAGATATAGAGGCTGCTGATGAGATAGAATCTATGGCTACTAACGAAGATGGTACTGGATTAATGGATAAGCTACAGCGTAGAGAATATTGTCTGTGGAATGAGACTGCATGGAGAACAGAAAATGGAGTTATTCAAGAAGTCAGCGTTGATGGTAGTAGCACTGGATATATTGAAGATATAAAACTGCATGGTCCACCTGGAGTAGACTACGATGAGGTAAAAGTCATAATATCTCAGGCTGGTACATTTGCGGCTGGTAGTGCATCTACTGTGAAATACGATGTATATGTCAAAGATAGTACTGGACTAAAAACAAGTAAAGTAGTGAGCAGTGAAGTCGTCAATGGAGACTATCAGGAATTAGCTTATGGTGCGCAAATACGATTTCAAACTGGAGTGTATACAAGTAATGATGAGTGGGCAGTAATATTTCAAAGTGATGAATTACCAATTGGTAGTATTAAATCAGGTCAGATATATAGATAATGGCTATTACCTATGAAAATGTCGTCTATGACAGAGTAATTGAGAGCCTTTATGCGTTATTAGGCAATGAATTTGGTATTCCAATTAGATTTGATGAACATAAAGGCAATCAGAGTTTTTTGATTACTCCCAATGAAGATGAGTTAATTGAATTAATAAGTAATGGACAAACTAGGCAGTATAATATCATTATTAACTATCAGGTAGTCAGCGGTAGTAGTTATGGAAGAAAGCAGATTAAACAAGTAACTGAAATTGCAGAAAGAGTAAAAAGATTGATACATAATAATACAGCCTATTCGCCATCAGATGTATATAAATGGCACGATGGAAAAGTTGAGAATATAAATTATTCGCAACTTGAAGAGGTGTTAAGTGTCAATATGGAGTTCACTTGTATAAGTTTGGAGAGTATATGATTATAAAAGCAAAATTAGAAAAAATACATAGAGTCAATCCTAATGGAATTCTTTGCGATGCTTATTGTTTTGATAAGCTAAAAGAAGGAGAAGAAGTAGAAGTATCAGAGAAAGTGGGAAAAGAATTAATTAGCATGGGAGTAGCTTTAACAATTAATAAAAAAAAGGAAATAAAAAATGGCTGATGCAAGAGTAGTACCAATTTCAAATGTAAAATATGGATTAAAGGCAGAAACAAGTTTTGGCGTAGGCTTAGATTCAAGTGGACCTGATGGAACTGCTTATTTAACTCAGCCAGTTGTTCAAGTTACAAAGCCTACATTTAATATACAGAGAGAAAGCAGATTGCTTTCAGGGCGTGGAACTGTTAAAAATGCCGCTGATACAATCATCAATACAAGAGGAGGAACAGTTACAATGCCTTTTGAAATGTTAGCGACTCCACGAACTCTAGCGCAACATATGTTGCTTGTCGGTCAACAAAGTGGTACATCAGGATCAACAATACATGAAATGAAAATTAATGGAACTAATAATCCAACAAGTATTGGAGGAACGATATCTTCGGGAGTACCTCATTCTGTAAATCTAGCGTATTATCCCGCAACTGGTGAGGGAACTAAGCTAACTGGAGTGATTTGTTCTGATATTACAATATCAGGAGATGTTGCTAGTAATAATGGTCTGCTAAGTCTTAGTGGAAATTATTTCACTGGATTTGGTAATACAGTATCTACTGGTACATGTTTAGAGCAAACTTTCGATGGATCATGGGTAGCAGCAGAAACGACTTATTTTAATATTTTGGATTGTTCTACAAGAACTTTAGATGTAGAAGGGAATGCGAATCAAGCATTTATTATGAAGTCATTTAACTTTAATATCGCAAATGGAGTTAATCGCATTGGGTCAAATACTAATGGTGATGCAGAAGCCTACGCTTTACCTGAATATGTTATCACTGGTGATATAGTAATTAAATATGATGATGAATTTGATTATGGTGATGGAAATAATGTTATACAAGATTTTCTCGATGGAGATACATTATCGTTAGCAATTAAAATAGGAGATGGCACTTTAACTTCAGATGGCGAATGCAATATAGCCGCAGAAATTCAATATACTGGAGATCCTACTCAAGATATCAGTGAAAGTGGAATATTCCATACTCTCCCATTCGAATGTGTACAGAATAGCAGTACTGATGCTTTTAATATTACAACATTCAAAAATGAGGCAGTTACTACATGGTAGTGAAAACTGCACATGGTGACTTCACTGTAAAAGATATCACATTTAAAGATAGAAGACATCTTCATAGATTAGAGATAAAAGCTATAAAAAAAGATGGCGAAATGGATATGGAAAAATACTATGATGTACTAGAATGGGTAATGGATTTTGCATGGGATAGTCCTGAAGAGGCTTTAGCAGAGTTAACTGACAATCAGTGTGACGAAGTATTAGCTGCTATCTACTCAGCTTACAAAGAGCCGTCTAAAAAAAAGTCTTAATCACACGCCTGATGGTGTGGTATAGTTTTTTCGGCAATGAAGAATCTGCATTCCCTGATACTTTTCCCTATACTGCACAATCTCCCACTCTGTATAAAAAGATTTCATTTACTGAAGATGAACTATGGAAAGAAGTAGATAGAATCTTAAAGGAAAATGAACGCAATAGCTATACAATTGGACAAGCACTTTGGTATAATCTTTCTATGTGTGCAAATATGCATTATTTCTTTGATCCTGAAATTAATTTCTCACTCCAAGAATATAATATGAGTAAGCAATTTAATATTCCTATCGCTAAAAGTACAGATGACTTAGACTATCACAAAATGGTCGTCTTTTCTGCAATAGATGAAGAAGTCAAAGCATGTCAAAACAGAAAACAAGAAAATGTCAAATAAATTTATAATAGAAGTCAGATCCAAAGGATTTAAATCTGCTGAGAGGGATTTATCTAAGATTACTAGGAAAACTCGTAGCTATAATCGAGAAGCCGATAAAATGCGTGGTACTACCGCTGGATTACGCAGAACAATGGGTGCTTTGCGAAATAATATGTTATTAGTAGGATTTGCGGCTGGTACAGTAGGAGTAGCGATAAAGAAAATTATCGATTCTTCCGCTGGATTTGAAGCAGTTAGATCAAGATTAGTTGGATTAACTGGTAGTGTTCAAGGTGCAGAAAAGGCGTTTAGTGCTTTCAATCAAGTAGCCTCAAGTACACCATTCCAATTACAAGACGTAGTAGACGCTGGTGCGCAGTTACAAGCATTTGGAGTCAATGCACAAGAAATGATAAAGCCAGTAACAGACCTTGCTGCCTTCATGGGAACAAGTGCTACAGAGGCAGCCAATGCATTGGGTAGAGCCTTTGCTGGTGGTGCTGGTGCTGCTGATATTTTGAGAGAAAGAGGAATATTAAATCTTATTAAAACATCTCAAGGATTGGATGATTTATCAAAAACTACATTACCAGAGTTTAGAGACGCATTACTTAGAACAATACAAGATCCTACAACTGGAATCGCTGGTAGCACAGATAGAATGAGTGACACATTTGTTGGTGCTACTAGTAATATGATGGACTCTATCACAAGATTATCTGCTAGCATTGGAGATAGATTACTACCAACGATGAAATCTACTGTAAGATTCATTGGTCAATTAGCTGATGATATACGTTTATTAATGGATTTTGAGTTTTCAAAATCTGATATGTCCAATTTTGCTATGGAAATGCAAAACTTTCAACAGTCAGCACGAAATATGTCGCTTAAAGAGTTAAGAGATGAACTAGAATTGTTGGAAGGTAAATTATTTGACGCACAGCAAGGTGTTCAGCAGATAGATTTTTCGAAAGATTTTAATATTGTTCCATTTGTAAACGATTTAGATGATGCTAATATCACTATAAGCGAATGGACAGATAATGTACTAGGAATTGAGGGTGTATCAATAATTCCATTTAATACAATGATGGATGGTCTTAGCGATAAAGCATCAGAAGTATCTACGACTTTAAATATCGATGTTGCCCAAATAAATAAACAAATAAAATTTTTAAGATCCTTAGTAGAGGAGCGGACTCCCTCTCCTCAACCTGAACGTCCTGATTTACCTACTAGTGATATGGATGAGCCTGATACTATTGAGGAAATTGAAGCAGCAGAAGGTAGTGTTTTTAATTTCAGAAAAGAAATGGAAAAAGTAGGGGACACTTTGGTAGAAAGCATGATGAAATTCGAGTTATTGGATGATGTCCCCCAGCAATTTAATGCAGTTATAAATGGTGCTGAACTTTTAGGACAATCTATTAAAAATGCCTTCTTACCGGGGCGCACTGGTGGAGATAATCTTAAATCATTTATAATATCTTTTATCAATTTAATAGAGCAAGCAGTTTTCGCAAGTTTAGCATTAAGTAAGACATTAACATTTACTTTTAAAGGACCATTAGGAATAGTTAAAGCATTAGGAGCAATAGCCGCATTAGAGGCGACTAAATCTGCCGTCAGAAATGTAGAATTCGCTGAAACTGGATTTGATGGGGTAGTGAGTCAGCCTACTTTATTTGTCGCTGGTGAGGGAAATAAAGCGGAGAGAGTGAGCGTGACTCCTCTTCAAGGTCCGAATATTAATGGACCACAAGGTAGTGGCATTACAATTAATATATCTGCTCCATTGGTAGATGAAACAGTAGTAGATCATATTATCCCAGCTATTCAAAAAGCACAAAGACTTAATCTTGCATAATGAGTTTTACTCTACCCCCAGCTTATAGTAATGCAACAAAACAAGGCAATATAGCAGAGAACTTTGTCACACAGTTATATCATCCTGATACATATTTAACATTTGATGGCACTGACGATCATGTAGATTTAGGTGCAACAACAAGTAGCAGTGCAATGGCTCTTACATCAACTACTAAAATGTCTATTGCATTTTGGGTAAATTTCCCAGTCCTTGGTAGCACTGAATTTATATTTTCTAATAATTCTAGCGCAAACTATGCTGGTGTCAGTGTATATAAAGATAGTTCAGATAAAATCTCATGGCTTATGGGGGAGAATACTGGGACTTCTTCGAGTGATAGAGAAACAATGTATGCAGATACTGCATTGAGTGCAAACACTTGGTATTTTATTGTTATTGTCACAGATTTCACTACTGCAACACGTTCAGGTGGAAATCTTATTTATATTAACAATTCATCTGCGACAGTTGCAAATAGTGGGAGTTCTGGAATCGAAACTCCAGTTTATACTTCAGGGAATGCATACATTGGAAGAAGACATACTACTTATGGACAATTTAAGTTAAAGAATTTTGCATTATGGGGAACAGAGTTAAACTCAGATAATATTACCGCTATATATAATAGTGGAAACATCATGTCTTTAGCCTATGATAGTGGTAATTATAATCAATCTAGCAATTTAAAAGGATATTGGGAGTGCAATCAAGGTAACAATGTTATTCAAGATACAACTGGATATTCATCGACTGGAAGTATAACTGGGGCAATCTATGAAGATTATCTACCTCTCGCATTGTCAGATACTACAGTAGATGATGTATTCTATCCTGGAGTTATCACACAAAAGCCGATTATACGTTCTTCTTTAGATTTAGCGAAGTCAACAGCGAAAACTGGCAATGTATCATTAAGTGTAGTGAACTATAATTATAAAGGCGATGATTTTAGTGCAGAATTATTTCTTGGTAGTAAAAAATATATTAATAGAAATGTTAAAATCTATAGTCAGCTTAATGCTAACTCTTCATTGTCAAATTGCTTTCAAGTTTATAATGGAAGATTAATAGATATATCTCACGATGAATCTATGATAAAATTAACTTTAACAGAGCAACGCCCTTGGGATTTTATTAGTATTCCATTACCAGCAGATCTCACTACAATAGCACGCATACCAGTTCCAGTGGCGTATGGTGCATATAGTAGTAGTGCGAATTCATATTATGATACTGATGCGAGTTCACATGACTTAGATGATATGGTATTTGAAACTGAGTTGACTAACACAGCATTGCGCCCATGTCCTTTGAACAACGCAACTGATAATTTTAGATTTTTCGTTGCAGATAAATCAGCAAAGTCAGATTCGAGGGCAGAGTATTGGGATTCAGGATTGCAAAAGTTTATACCTATTAATAGTGGCAGTGATGCCGCCATAACAACAAGTGTCTCAAATGATGGGCAGTTTTGTACAAAAAGTGAGATAGATTTAAAACGAGCCGTTAAAATACGCCCAGCAACAGTTGCTATCAGTGAAAATAATGATTCAATTAGTACATCAAATATTGCAAATATGATAGATGCTGATAGTGATTGGAAGACAAGTAAAGCGACAATTGGTGCTAATTCTGCTCCTCTTGATACTGAAGTAATTAAGTTTCAATTTACAGACGCTAAAGTCCCCCAAGGCGAAATTGTTCAAGCTAAAATATATGTTACAACTGAACTTGAAAATGTTAGTGGAAGTGGCGCAGGTGTTGGTATAAATATTCTTGCAGATGGAGCAACATCTCAATCTTTAGTTGCTCATCCACCCGAATTAGGAGCGTCAAGAGCAAAAACGACTGATTCAGTTACAATTACAAATTTCCCTTCACTATTTACATTGAGAATAATTTTTTATCAAGGTATAACAGCAACTGCCCATATATACAATGTTATGATAGCAGCGGAATATAAAACAGAAGATGATAAAACAGACTTTGTATATATAGGTGCAGATGGCAACACTGAGTCATGGACTGGAAGTAATGGTGCGATTGAGCATGGACATGAGGCTCATCGAGATATGTTAATAAGATACACTGGATACACTGCTGTTGAGCCTGAGAATTGGAGTGCATTGCATACAGATAGACATATAGATACATTTAAGATGAGATTTTGGGAAACAGAAGCTATTGATTTAAAAAAGATTTTAGAGAAGATTCAACTGGAATTTGGATTTATTTTCAAATTTAGACCTGATTCTACTGGAAGCTATATCTACATCAAACAAACAAGCGAACTATCCGCAGTGCAAACTTTTAATAAGCATGACATTAAAAATTTAAATATCAGCAACTCTCCTTTCAGTGAACTACAAACAAAGATGGTGATTAATTACACTAAACACCCAGCAGATAATAAATATTTAAATTCAGTTACATCGACTAATACTACAGCAAGGGCAAATTGGAACATTCAAGATAAAGAGAATATTAATGATGTGAAATTAGATATGAATATTGGCACTCCAAACACCACTGGACAAACTGACCCAAATTCAGATTTTTATTCTTATTATGACAATATTTTTGGAGATATAAAAAGGATTGTGAACTTCGAGGCAGTTAATCCAGCAAAATCCTACAATCTAGAGACTGGAGATATTATTCAGTTCACTGATATGCCAGTAGATCCTTTCGGAGGAAATTGGAATGATTATTATATGATTACAGACTTACAGAGAGGTGTAGGCACAGTTAAAATTCAAGCAAGGGAGGTCGGATAATGGCAAATATGAATATTAGAACTCCACGATTTTATGTGGATACAATCAATTTTCTCATGAGCAGGGGAATTTCACAAGACGGCAATTTTGATGTACTAGCGACAGATGGCAGTGCGGGTATCATAGGTACATCATCAGAGGCAGCTTTATTTGACATGAAGCCTCTTAACAAGTGTACTTTTGATACATCTTCTGCAACGACATCTCATGTAATGGTAAATATAGATACACAAACAAATAGTAAGAAATCATTTGTCGCAATATTAAATCATAATATGGCGAGTGCTAATGCAAAAGTATTGATCAAGGGAAGTGATACAGAGGGGCATATTCAAGCTGTAGATATGGGCAGTGCAACTGCAATGGGTAATCCAGCAGAAGTCGTGAACGCTGATGCAATATCTTCTAGTATCATCACACCAGCTACAGATGGCTCTACCATTGTTAGATTTGATGAATCTAATTTGCGATATTGGGGGATACAATTTGAAGGCACAACTGGTGGCTCTAATAATGAATTCGGCTCAACAGATTTGTTTGTGGGGTGTGTGTTGATCGGTGAGTACTACGAAATGCCTCATGCACCTGATTTATCCGCAAAGAGATCTATTATTTTCGATAAAGTCTCTATGCAAGAGTCAGTAGGTGGGCAAAGATATAGCAATATGACTTCTTTCGGCAGACAATCTACTAGTACGACTAAAAGTCCATTTTCTACCGCAGTGACTGGGCAGTCGACAATGGGTGGAAGGATAGCTTATGATTTGAATTTTTCATACCTAAATTCATCTGATATAATGCCTACTGAATATGACGTACATGATGTCGCTAATGATTCAGTGGTGCAAGATATATGGAATCGTACTAATGGACCACATATTCCATTTATATTCAGTTGTGATTCGTCTTCAGAAGGGGAAGGGGATAACGCAGAATCTGAACACATCTTTGCAAGATTTGGTCAGAGTAGTCTTGATATGACGCAAGTTGCACATGATGTGTTTAATGTTTCAATGCGAATTGAAGAAGAATTTTAACTTACAAACTATTACAATGCATAATATTATCTAGTCCATCTTTAAAGTCATTTGCTATTGTCCTCTGTGTTGTAATCGAGACGCCCGCATAGTGTTTTCTTACTACATCAATAGATTTATCTCCAATGGATGTAGCCACTTTCCGCATATCTCCAGTGTGGCGTTCTACGATTTGACTGTGTAATCTTCTTAAATCATGGCAAGTAAACTGAATACCAGTTATATCATTGATTCTATAAATATCTCTACGCAATTTAGTATATGTGAAATCTAATGGCATAGGATATTTTCTCCATTTTTTAAATATGATTGCAACAGATTCAGGCATGTATACTTTTTGGCGATGTTGTAGTTCTAAACTCTGATTAGTGCGTTTAGGACTTATGTAGATAATATTATTATCAAAATCTACATGTTCCCAAAGAAATACTTTATCAGGACATCTTTTATTTTTCCCTAAGATTTCATGCGCTCTAACGCCTAGCATAGTATATACATGAATGAGATCTTTTTGGTATTCAGATAATTCAGGGTGATTGAATAGTGTTACAATTTCATCTTCAGTCCACTCTTTGAAACTGATTGTATCTAATTCATTGTCAGTATACTTGTCTACTTTTTTAATTATGATATCAGTAATAATATCAGTTTCCAATGCCCATGTGAAAAATATCCTAGCCATATTCAAGTCAGAGTTAACACCATTATTACTTCGTCCTCTGAGATGCATCTCACTCTTGTATCTTTCCCAGCCTGACTCACCATTCACCTCATCTGTTCTAAGCGTTTTTATTGGCTGATTTGCGCCAAATACATCTATAATATTGGCAATGACATTCTCATATCGTTTCTTTGTGCCTTTGTTTTTCATACGAGACAGTTTTGCCTTAGAATATTTCATTAACACATCGCCTACTGTGATTGCTTGTCCTAGTGCTTGAAGATGGTGTTCGTATTTTTGACCAGTCTTCGCTAACATCTCAATGTATTCCCATTTTTTCAGTTCGTTATTACCATCCTGAAAATTCCGAAATACTTTAGATTTATATCCTAAATATGGATGCTTATATGCTAATCTATATTTGCCCTTTAGCTGGGGGTGTTCTTTTAGTGTTGCCATTTGATATCCTCTATTTTATTTAAAAACATTGTACTTGTTTAATAATCACTTGACAAGTATATGCAAATATATCGTTATATACAACAATAAGTTTACAAAAATTACTTTGTATGTATTTGATTTATCTGTAAACTTACACTATGGATACAACATATTTTCAATCTTTATTCAGAAAAAAAATAGAATTATTTCTTCTAAAAGAAAACATGTCAAATAGGAAGTTTTGCGATCAAGTGAAAATATCTACATCCTATTTATCTCTTATATTAAATGGAAAAAGAAAGATTACGATGCAAGTAAGAAACAAGATTGATAAAAAGTTTAAAATCAATTGGTATGATTAATAAGAAAAGTGTAGACCGCGCAGTTCAACTGAAAATGCAAAATGTAGTAAATAAAGATTTAGTGATTAAAAAAAATGGCAGTCGCCTAAGAATAAAGCAGTCATCATTAGATGATATTCAACAAATAACAACTCAGGTGGGTCATTCCACCACGTCCTCTATAACGTGAAATCCTACACTTACTTGTTGTCCCACCTGAGATCTATTAAAATTACAAAATTAAATCAAAGTAAAGGAGAATAATATAAAATGAGTGGATTACTACCTAGCAACTATGAAGTACCTGAAGGTGGAGGCGGCAGTGTATTTTATAAAATCAAAAAAGGGGACAATCAGTTTAGAGTGTTAGACGTACCGCTGACGGGGTATGTGTGGTTTGAGGAGACACCCGATGGATTGAGTCCGAAAAGAGTCAGAGACATTGGAGATGTGCCGTCAGGGGAAAAAGCCAAGCATTTTTGGTTTGTACCGATTGGCATGGAAGACAATGTAAAACTAGTTGAGATAACACAAAAGTCTATCTTGAGTGAACTTGCAATGTTAGACAGAAGTCCAATTTGGGGACATCTCAGCGATTATGAAGTAATTGTGACGAAGACGGGAGATGGACTAGATACTACATATAGTGTTACTCCTTGTCCTAAAACTCCGAATGATCTTGTAGCGAAATACGAAGAGTTTAAGAAAGGGTATAAGCCTGAGAATTTATTTTCAGGACTTAGCGTATTAGCTGATTCCGCAAAGCCTAGCGATGGATTGCCTTTTTGACCAATCCTAAGAAAAAAGGGTATCAGGGAGAAGTTGAGGTGGTAAAAATTTTACGCCACCTCGGCTTTGACGTGAAACGTGCTTGGGGGAGCGATGGGCGTAGTATTAATGAGATGCCTGACGTAGATGTATCTGCAAAAAAAGAAGATTTGAACTGGAAAGTTCAGGTCAAGAGAAGAAAAAAACTTCCTAAATACATGAAGTTTGGAAATTGCAATGTACTGGCTGTGAGACAAGATAGAGCAGAGTGGATGTTTTGTTTTTCAGCAAAATATTTAAAGGAATTATTAAATGGCGAAAAAAATAAATAATCTACCAAATTTTTATAGAAAATTAATTTGGAAGGCTGAAAGTGATAGTCTGAGCGAAAGAACATTAATTAAAAGACTTAATGAGTTGATTAGGCAAGGTAAATGAATCTTTGTCACGTTTGTGAATCGGATTTTGAGGAGTGGGAAGGCGAGGGCGAAGGCACATATATGTGTTTTGCATGTCTAGATGAAGAACTGGAAAATGAAGATGACGAATGACGACCTAGGATTCATCGGTCAAGGCGTGTTCAATATTCTCAAAAGATTTATTAATGATAAAAATCAAAGATATCAAGTAACTGAAAAGATTACAGATATAATGATTTTAGTTTTAGAGGAAGAATTAACGAGGAGATATTATGGAAATCACAGTCATTCTGATCACGATAATACTAGCGTTCTCAATCAAGATGTATAGGCAGTACAAACAAAATCAAAGAAAATGGATTATAGATCAAATTTTAAAAGCAAAAGAGGATAAAAATGGATAATTTGAAATTTCACACATTCAGAGAGGCTTTAATCGAAGAGGCAAACGCTCTCAGCGATGGTAAGTCAATTGAATACACACAGTCAAGTGATGATAAGCTAGCGAACTTCAAAAATATTGGGAAGAGATTTGATATAGACCCACTTGCAGTCGCTGGTATATACATGAATAAGCATGTTGATTCAATAAACAATTATATAAAAACTGGAAAGATATCCAGCGGTGAGTCTTTAAAGTCTAGACTTATTGACATAATAAACTACAGCATACTAATGAGCGCAATTGACCATGAAACGAATAATGATACTAAACAAGGTGGAGTTGGAACTGGCAGTCCTAGCAGGGACAGCTAGGTATGAACAAAATAAGATAAATAAAATGAAAGGCGATCACGGCATTGAATTAGATGTTCGTGGGATGGCTGGAGAAATCGCAGTATGTAAATATTTCGGTGTATATCCTGATTTAAAGATTGGACCAAACAGATTGGGACACGATTTGGAGCATAAAGGATT